TTTATAAACGGTTCAGATTATCCGGAAAGGATAAACACTTTGATTACGAACGCTATTCAAACCTGGTTGGCTTCGCTCCAGTTGGACTTCGAGCAGCTGGTACTTGCTGGCCTGGCTATCAAACTCGCGGAGTCTTTCGACGAGTCTGGCAACACTTCGACGGCCGCGGAACTTCGCAAGACTGTCCTGGAGCTTCAACGTTCGCTTAAGGGTTCAGTCGTCGAGTACGACCCGCTCGCAGAGATTATTCTTCGCTAATGTTCCAGCCACCTGCGCGTTTCACTCAACCCTTATCGGAGAACTTCGTAACCGACGGCGACCGGCTCATCGAGCTAATGGGTTTATGTTGGGTTACGCCAGAGACCGATAAGCCAATCGAGTTGGACGAGTGGCAGCGCTGGTTATTGCGCAGAGTATTGGAACGTTACCCGGCCGACCACCCGCGTTATGCCGGAGAGCTGCGCTATCGCCAGGTCTTAATCTCTATGGGTCGCCAGAATGGTAAGTCCGTTATCGGCGGCGGACTCGGCTTGGACGCTCTCGTATTCCACCTGGGAGACGTATTGTCTATCGCTTCGTCGCTTGACCAGGCAACAATCATTTATAACCGCGTTAAGCACGTTATCGACGCTAACGGTTGGTTAAAGAAACGGTTTAAGCGCACGACAGAAACGCGCGGAATCGCTAAGGCCGACGGTACCGGAACTTACAAAGTTAGCCCGGCTAAAGAAGCCGCTCTCCAGGGCAAACCCGTTAAGCGTGTCATTCTCGACGAGGGTCACTTGGCCAAGGCCGGTATCTGGACGGCAGCCACTAAGGGAACTATGGCTCAAAAGGACTCAACTGTAATTATGATTACGACAGCCGGAGACCAAGATTCCGCCACTCTCATAAGTCTTTATAAAGCGGCAGAGAAAGCAATTAGCGACCCGGACTCGAACGAGCGCTTCGGCGCGTTTATCTGGGAGGCACCGGAGAACGCCCCGATTAACGACCCGTCTGCGATTATGGCAGCTAACCCGGCCGTCGCTTGTGGACGTGTAGACATCGACCTGGTACTCTCCGACATTCTCACGCAACCCGAACACGAAGTCCGCCGCTACACCCTAAACCAATTCATCACCGGAACTTCGTCGTCTTGGCTGCCGAACAATCTGTTCCGCGCTTGCTCCGGTTCCGGCGTAACCAACATTAACGGCGCGGTCTTTGCCGTGGACATCGCGCCGAATTGGACGTCTGCCGTTATCGCAGTCGCTAACACGAACGGCACAATCCAAGAGACGGAGCTCGTCGCGTCTTACAACAATCCAACGGAGGACTTACTTTACGAGGAACTAAAACGCCTGGCCACAAAGTACGGAGCAAGAGCAATCACCCTGGACGACAAACTATTAAGCAACCTGGGAAAAAGACTTAAGCAAGCTGCGCTCCCGGTCTGGCAGCTATGGGGCAAAGAGGTCTCCGCGTCTCACTCCGCCGTTTACGCTATGTTCGCTCAAGGACTCGTCCGCCACAACAACGACCCGCTCTTAATAGCGCAAATGGGTAACGGCGTAACCAAGTACACCGGCGAAACCTGGCTCATTAGCCGCAAAGAATCACGCGGAGAAATCGACGCACTAATGGCAACTGTTATGGCGCTCTACGTTTCGAGTCGTTCGCAACACGCCGGCGTTCAAGTGTTCTAAAAACACTTACCACTATGCTAGGCGTATGGCCTCACTATGGACTCGAATCACCGGCAAGACCGAAAAACGCGCAGTACAGCCGACAATTCCGTCGCGTTCTGCGAGTGTTGTCACGCCGGAAACCGCGCTATCGTTGACTGCCGTTTACCGCGCTTGTCAAATCATCGCTACGCCTATCTCAAAAATGACAGTCGAAACTTACCGTTACGCAACCGGAGCCGGCGACCTAAGAATCGAAAACCCGCTACTCGTAAACAAGCCGTCACTCTACGACAGCCGCCGCGACTTTTTCTTTCAGACCGTAGTCTCATTAGCGACCGACGGAAACGCTTTCTGGTACAAGGACTTCGACAGCCGCGGCAACGTGAACAACCTAACCATCTTGCCATCGTCGGCCGTATCAGTTACCTGGAACGAATCCAAGACAGCCAAAATCTACGACTACGCCGGAACCAACGTAACCGGACGCGTTGAACACCTAAAGCTCTTTAGCAAAGTTGGCGAGCTCCGCGGCCTATCTCCAATCCTTTCTTGCTACAAGGACATCGCGGCCGCGCTCGACCTGCGAGACTACGCCGCTAACTGGTTTAGTTCGGCCGGGGTACCAACCGGAATCATTAAGTCAAACCGCATTATTACCAAGGACGAGGCTGTCGAAATGACAGCTAACTGGCACAACAAACAGCAGAACCGCCAGACCGCCGTTCTCGGCTCCGGCGATTCTTACGAAATTGTCCAGCTCTCTCCAAAGGACGCACTCTTTACCGACGTCCAGACTCAAGCCGTCCAGGCTGTCGCCCGTCTAATGGGTATCCCGGCTCGACTGTTGCTAACTTCAACCCCTGGCGGCTCGGACACCTATTCCAATCTCATCGACGAACAGTCCACGTTTTACCGCCACACCCTAACCAACTACACAGACGCAATCTCCGACGCACTAAGCAACTGTCTACCACGCGGAACCCGGGTCGAGTTCAACTTCGAGTCACTCTTCAAGGCAGACATCGCGGAACGTTACAGCTATTACAAAATTGGAATTGACGGCGGTTGGTTGACAACCGACGAAGTTAGAACCAAGGAAGGACTTTAATGTCTGAAATCGAAACCCGCTCTTTTGACGTTCGCCTGGCGGACACCGAAGAGCGCACAATCACCGGACTAGCCGTACCCTACGGGCAGGAAGCCAACATCGGCGGACAGTACAAGGAACGCTTCGAGGCCGGAGCCATTGACAACGTCGACGACGTAAAGCTTTTCTACGCTCACGAGGAGCCAATCGGCAAAATTGTTTCTGGCCGCGACACCGCGGACGGCTACGAAATCACCGCCAAAGTATCACAGACTCCACGAGGCGAAGAAGTCCTAACGCTAATGCGCGACGGAGTTCTAAACAGATTTTCGGTTGGCTTCGTGCCGGTCGAAGAACGTTGGGAGAACAATAACTCGACGGTCATTCGCACTAAGGTAAATCTCAAAGAGGTCTCCGTAGTCGCGTTCCCTGCCTTTATCGGCGCAACAATCAACGAAGTTCGCAACGACGTCGAAGCAGTCGACGCACCGGACGAGGTTCAAGAAAAAGAAAGTTCAACTATGTCAGAAAACATTGAACTGGACGTTCGTACCGCACTAGACGAGGTCGCAGAACTACGCCGCGACCTAGAGGCAGTAAAGACCGTTCAGACCGTATCACCTGCCGTTCCGGCGTTCCGCTCACAGGGAGAGTTCGCTAAGGCTCTAGTTGCTGGCGAAGAAGAAGCAAAGGTACTAGCGCGTACCGCTTCAACCTCGGCCGACACTTACGCGGCTCCAGGCTTCATCGGATTTATTAACAACCTAATCGCTGCCAACCGTCCGTCTTGGAACGTCTGGTCAAGCACCGCTCTACCTGCCGCTGGTATGACTGTCGAATACGCAACCGTTTCGGCTAACACCATCGCAGTTGGCGAGCAAGACCCGGAGAACGAAGCACTCTCATTCGGCAACCTATCAATCGATAGCGTGTCGGCAAATGTTAAGACCTATGGCGGTTATACCACTATGTCTCGCCAGACCATCGAGCGCTCAAGCGTAAACTACTTGGACACCGCGTTCCAGGCTCTAGCAATCGCTTACTCGAACGCAACCAACACCGCAGCCAAAGCAGCAATCGCAGCTCTTGACTTCACCGGCAAGGTTATGGACTTGGACGGCGGAACCGCCGCTTCGGTCATCGAGGGTCTAATCGACGGCATTAAGTACATTAAGAGCAACTCGGGTCTGAACGCAGAGTTTATCCTTTGCTCGGCCGACTCTTACAAGTACTTTATGAAAATCGCCGACTCGGCTGGTCGTCCAATCGTTGACATTAACCGCGACGGTTCAAACACCATCGGCACCGCAAACAACGACCTAACCGGTTCAATCTGGGGAATCCCTGTTGTTGTCGACCCGTCACTAGGCACCGGCCTGGCTTACCTAGCTAACAGCAACGCTCTCCGCGTTCTAGAAGCTCCAGGCGCTCCAGTACGTCTAACCGACGGCGACGTAACCACCCTTACCGACTCAATCTCGGTATATGGTTACGCAGCTATTACCGTGCCGTTCGCTTCGGCAATCGTCAAGCTAGACATCACAGCTTAGTAGACGAAAAATGTCTGTTACGTTGGCAGAGTTCCAAGCCTATGTCGGAACCGAAGAGAGCGACTTCCCTACGGAGTGCCTCGCGGCCGGCCTTGCTTTGGTCGAAAGTTTCATCGGAACCGTAACAACGGTACCGGCGACAATCAAAGACCAGGCGACACTTATCACGTCGTCGGAACTCTTCCATCGTCGCAGCGCACCTAACGGCGTAGCACAATTCGCGTCTTTCGACGGCAACCCCGTCAGAGTCGCTAAAGACCCGCTAAACGCCGTTTACCCCCTATTGTTGCGCTACGTTGGAGCAGCCGTCTAATGACTAACGAAATCACCGTCTCAAAGGTCGAACTAAAACTCGACCTAGAAGCGGCCGGACTAAAAGTCCTGGACTATGTTCCAGAACGCATAACGCCGGCAATCGTAATCATTAACGCGCGTAATCCTTACCTGGCTGTCTCGAGCTTGTCGAACGAGTACTACCTAAATCTCGAGCTTGTACTAATCGCAGCTAACGCAACAAACAAGCAAGCCACCGAAAAGCTCGACGAACTACTCGAACAAGTAGTCCGCGCTCTCCCGGCTTACGCTCGTATGTTGCCGACAGGCGCTCCGTACAATCTACAAACCAATAACGCAGAGTATCTGGCGGCGAACGTGCCAATCGAACTCGAAATAACTATTTAAGAAAGGCCGCAAAATGGCAGCTTCAACCCGCGTTAAGGCGCAAAACATTCTCTTCAAAATCTCTACCACCGACTACGCTTGCGATGCTACGAACGTAGAACTAGCACTAGGCGACGCACCTGGCGACGTCCAGACTTTCTGCGAGTACCGCGTAGGCGGCGAGTGGAAGCTAACCCTAGAGGGTATCGTTTCTGGCGACGCAGCTTCGCTGTACCAGGTACTATGGGCTAACTTCGGAACCAAGGTCGCATTTACCATCGCACCTAACGGCAACGCTTCGCCATCGTCAACGCAGCCACACTACAAGGGAACCGTCGTATTCGACCAGCTGCCACCATTGGCTCTAACATCTGGCGAAACAGCTAAGTTCTCGGTCGAGCTAACCGTAGACAACGCAGTCCACAACCCGGCTTCGGACATCTTCTACGGCGTAGAAATCGACACTACCGCTTAATAATGTCCAACGCGTCCGGCATTAAAGTCAAAGGCTATAAAGCTGGCATTAAAGCTCTCCAAGCTATCGGGGTTCCAGACTCCGAAATTAAAGCCGCGGGTACCGCAGCGGGAGAGCTAGTTGCCGCCGAAGCCAGGACTTTAGTGCCGGTACGCGACGGAAATCTTAGAGACAGCATTAAGGTAAGCAAGGCTCTCAATAGTGTTTCTATTCGAGCCGGTGGCGCTCGCGTTCCGTACGCGAACCCTATCCATTGGGGTTGGTGGAAACGTCACATAAAGCCAAGCCCTTTTTTTTCTAAGGCTTTAGGCGTTACGCGAAACGAAGTGTTCCAGAACTATTACGCGACTGTCGATAAACTAATAGCGACACATTCAACCACAGGCACAGAGGATTAAAAAAATGGCAAGTACTACCGTTGTAGACATTCTTACGATGGACGAAATTGAACAGTTGAATCTTTTAACTGGTCGCTCGTTCGAGGACGTATTCGAGAAAGGTCTTGGACTTGGCAAGGCGACTAAATCGCTTTGCTGGATTCTGGACAAGCGAAACAATCCAGACTCGAAAATCGAGACGTTTGGAAAGATGAACGTTCACGAAGTCAACGCGTTTCTCGAGGAGTTCGTTGCCGAAAAAAAAGGTCAGACGACCTAATAACGAGAATGGTTTATTTCTGTTTGGCGACAGGGATAAGCCCGGAGCAGTATAGGAAACTAACGGTCGCAGAATACGCAAGATTCTGTGAGGCGCTAGAGGAGAGGAACGGTTAGCTTATGTCGCTAGTCTTGAACGTCGAAATCCTTGGCGAGTTTAGAAACCTTACTAAAGCAACTCAAGGGTCGCAAAACGAATTAGCTGGACTTAATAAGAAAATCTCCGGATTCTCAAGCGGAGCAAAAAAGGCTTTCGCTTCAATCGGAGTTGGATTATCTTTTGCCTTTATTGCTCGAGAACTTACCGACGCTACTAAGGCAGCAATCGAGGACGAAAAGTCACAGGCTCTCTTGGCGAAGCAGTTGGAGACAAGCACAGGGGCAACAAAGGCTCAAATCGCACAAGTAGAGAAATCTATTGGCGCTATGTCACGCCAGGCGGCCGTCGCCGACGACGAGCTCCGTCCGGCTATGGCAACCCTTATCCGTAATACCGGCTCTATCGAAGAGTCTCAAAAACTTATGGCAATCGCCTTGGACGTTTCGGCAGGTACCGGCAAGAACTTGGACACGGTCGCGTTGGCTTTGTCTAAGTCTTTCAACGGTAACGACGCAGCTCTTGTTAAATTGCTGCCATCTGTAAAGGGTATGAAAGACCCACTAACAGAGCTCGCCCGACAGTTCGATGGCGCTTCGGCCGCCGCCGCCGCTAACGACCCGATTAAGCGTATGAACATTATTTTCGACGAGATGAAAGAAAAAGTTGGAGTCGCTTTACTTCCAGCCTTGTCAGAATTGTCTACTTGGTTGGCTTCCCCGGGCGGCACGGAAGCTCTCAAGCTCATCTCGGACGCTCTTGTAGCTATCCTTACCGACGCTGTCAAAATGGCTAAATGGGCAGTAACGAACAAGGACTGGCTGTTGCCACTTGTCGGCGGCATTACCGCAATCGTTACAACCTGGAAACTGGCCACGACAGCCGTAACTCTTTACAACGCTGCCGCAGCAATCGCCGCAGGTTTAAGCGCCAAGGGAGCCGTACCAGGCGCGGCAGCAAGCAAACTCCCGGCATTACTCCCGGCACTAGGAGCCGCGGGAACCGTTGCCGCAGTCTTGACTCTTGGCGGAGACGCTCAAAAGGGAACTAAAGCGCCGCTAGTGCCGACGGGTAAAAACGCTCCGTCTTGGACTGGCGGAGTAAACGGACTAAACACTCAAAAAACAGCTTCGGGAATTACGGTCAACGTCAACACTATCGCCGACGCTAAGACCACCATCGACAACCTGGCGAAGTGGCAGAAAGCCACCGGAACATCTTTGGCACAGGCTCTACGATGATTCTCTCTAACTTCGACATCGCGACCGATTTAAAGGTCGAAATGTATTTACCGACGGACATCTTTCAACCTTTTATCCTGGGCATTAGCCTTATGGGTGGCCACGACGTTCTAGACGGCGACTTGAACCCGTCGGCAAACTGGGCTTGGATTCCAATCGAGTCGACTGTCGCAGACTGTTCAATCAGTATCGGCGGCACCGTTGAATCCAACTTGTTTTTTCAACCCGACGCCGGTTCGCTTTCAATCTTGCTTCAATCGTTCGACTACGACCCAAGCATTAACTCCGCAATTCGAGCCGGGGCAAAAATCCGGGTCAGACTAGAACGCGACGCAGTCAACGAGACGCTCTTCGATGGATTTGTCGATTCAATTAACGTCGACTATTACTCGCAGGGCAACAGGCTAAACCAAGTCCGGATTAAGGCTTACGATGGTTATCGTCGACTCGTTAATTCTCGTATCGCAACATTCGACACAACAGGATTAGCGGCAGCCTACGCCACACCTTTAGAAGTGTTTACCGAAGCCGTAACCGAAGCCGGGTACACCGTCTCGAGCCTAAGCGACGACATCGCTGGCAAGCTCCCTAAAGAACTAGCGACCGACACAATCGTCTCCGGATTCATAAACGACGCTGTCCAGGTTGGTCTTGGATTAACCTGGGTCGACCCGGCCACTAGCGAACTTGTATTAGCGGAACGACCTAGCACAACAACGGCACCGCCGGGAATGTTCACCGTTGGCAACAATCACGGCGACGAGAATCATCTCTGTATGTCTGAAATCAACGTAAGTGCCGACGCCGACGCCGTTTATAACTCTCTCAAGGTCTCGATGAGTAGCAACCCGGCAACGTATGTCATTCGCTCCGACGAGCCAAGTATTACTCTTTTCGGTGAGACGTCTAAAGACTTGTCGATTAACGCTTACGACTCCGCAGAACTTTCGCGCTGGGTCGACGACGTCTTTACAATCAGTCCAACTAAGCTCGTTCGTTCGGTGGAGACTCCGACAGTCGACCGACTTGGCAACCTAACTGAAGCGGTAACTTTCACCCCGGGGACAACTATCGGCGTTAAGTACAGCCGCGACCCGTTGGCCATCGACTCAATCTATGCCGTGACTCGAGTCACTCATAACATAGACGTTAACAACTGGTTCACTACACTAGAACTATGGAAAGGTCAATAAATGGCGTATAAAGAGTTCGTCAACGGGTTTAACTTAAGCGCACCCGAAGTCAACGCTTATCTTATGAAGCAGACCGTAATGGTCTTTGCCGACACAGCCGCGCGTCTCGCTGCCTTGCCTAGTCCGACTGAAGGTATGGTTACTTTTCTCGAGGACTCGAACGCGCTCCAGTATTACATCATCGGATTAGGCTGGGTGGACGTTGGTTCCCTAGCTGTTCCAGCTTCACTAAGTCCACTACTACTAATGGGAGCCTAACTAATGGCCATTAACTACAAGATTTTGGGGCAGCAACACCCCGCAGCTGCTACGAGTACCGTCCTTTATACCTGTCCAGCTTCGACGCAAACAGTCGTCTCAACGCTATCAATCGCTAACGTTACAGCTACCGCAGGTAAAGCCCGCGTTTGGGTTGCTGCCAGCGGCGCAGCTAACGCTCATCAATACGCACTAATGTACGACGCGCCAATCGCAGCTAACTCCGTCAATACTTTTACCCTTGGAGTTACATTGTCGGCAACCGACGTGGTCCGCGTTTACTCGACTAACGGCGCAGACTTGGCGTTTCACCTATACGGAAGCGAAATCGTCTAATGGCAGCGTCAACATTCCCGGCCGTCCAGAAGATTCAAAAGACCGACCGTATTACGTCGACTCAAGCCTGGGTAGCACCGGCCGGAGTTACTAGCGTCGAGGTCATTATCGCGGGCGGCGGCGGTTCCGGAGCTAACCAGGGTTCAGCCGGCGGCGGCTCGGTTGATTTCCAGGTCTTAACAGTCGTGCCAGGCACGTCTTACACAATTACCATCGGAGCGGGTGGCGCTGGCGTCATTAACGGTAACTATGGCAATACTGGCGGAACATCGTCTTTCGGCGGCTTATTGTCTCTTTCTGGCGGCGGCGGCGGCGGCGCGTCAAATGGCGTAGGTGGCGCGGGAGTTGGAATGGGTGGCGCGGGCGCTAACCCTGGAAGCTCAAGCGCCGGAGGCTATGGCGCACAAGGAGCTTTCGGTTATGGCGGCGGCGGCGGCGCGTATGGCAGCGGCACCGGAGGAACTACCACTCACGGACTTGGAGGGCAAGGCGCTGGCAGAGGCTACCCGTCAACGGGTTACAGCGACGCAAAAGCAAACTCTGGCGGCGGCGGCGGTTCAATTAGCACCGGAGGCGCTGGCCAGTATTCCGGAGCCGGCGGTTCCGGTATCTGTGTTATTAAGTATTGGGCATAAGGGGAATAAAATGGCACACTTCGCAAAGGTCGAAAACGGCCTGGTCACTAACGTTGTTGTCGTTGACAACGAACACGAAGCCTACGGGGAGAAGTACCTAAACGATTTAGGTCTCGAGGGAACTTGGGTTCAGACGTCTTACAGTCATTCGTTCGGTGGCAAGTTCGCAGCTATCGGTGACACTTACGACGCCAAGAAAAAAGTCTTTGTTGCTCCGGTCGTCGAAATTGCCCCGGTAATCGAGGAGCCAGTCGCCTAATGGCCGAAACAACAGACCGCGAATTACTAATAACAATCATTAAGGACTTGGCAGAAGTAAAGACCGAAATGCGCGGCTACCGACAGCTCGAAAAGGACGTACGCGACCTACAAAAGCGAATCTACCAAATGACTGGAATCTCCAGTATCCTAGGCGGCGTAATCGTCGCAGCGGCACAACTCATCTTAGAGAGTAAATAGAATGACAACTTATTTCGAGCCAATCAAGGGAGCCGGGGCAGAGCGCCGCGACGAGCTAGGTAACACCGCACCTTATCGCAAGCACCCGCACCGCGGAAGCGACTGGGGATTTACCACAGGTTCGGCCGGTAAGCCCGTCTACGCAATCACAAGCGCCACCATCGTCAAGAACTACTACGACGACGCACTCGGTTGGACTCTCATCACTAAGAACGGTGGAGACGACAATTTCATCGAATACAACCATCTGGCAGAACAGTCACCGCTACCACGCGGAACCCGGGTTGTTGGCGGCGAGACAGTAATCGGAAAAATCGGCTGTACCGGAACCGCTCTAAGCGCTTCGGGAGCAAACCATCTCCACGCGTCCTGCGCTCCAGCTCCAGTACCACACGCGGCGAGCGCGGCTATCCTTAAGGACTTGTTCAAGCTAATCGGAGACGTGCCGAAGCCAGTATCCAAGCCAGCCGCGAAGCCGGCGGCGAAGAAAGCTGCGGCCAAGAAGTGAAACTATGGCGGCGAATCCCTAAGCGGTTTAAGCGTGTCGCAGCGTTTACCCTGGGAGCCGGAATTGCGTTTCTAGGAGCGGGCAACGTCTACGGGTACAGCGCACTCGAGTCCGCTCTCTTTGGCGCTACCGGGTCTATTCTTGGCCTGGCGATGGCGCTGTCGTTCAACTACGCCGGTAAAGGCGAAATACCGGACAAGGACTTCGACGCCGCAATCTCCGACGCTATCAACTCGGTCGCGTCTAAGAGTAAGAAAGAGGACAAATAGTCCGACGTGCCTTATAGTGTTGTCATTATGATTACACAGACTCCAGGGGCAACCCTTTTAGGCACTTTCGCACCGGACTCCGACGAGTGGCACGAAGCTCGTAAAGGAATTACAGGTTCAGACATCGGAGCAATTCTAGGCGTCTCACCGTTCAAGTCAACTTACACCCTTTGGGCAGAGAAACGCGGCCTAGTGTCGAACCGTCTCGAGCCGTCAATAGCTATGAGAATGGGAACGCTGTTCGAGGCTCCAATCCGACAGCTGTTCGACGAACAACACCCGGAGTTCGACGTTTACGAAACTGGCACCTGGCAACACAACACGTCAGTTAATTGGAGAGCCAATCCAGACGCCTTGTTTATAGAGACGGACGGCGACCTGGGAATTTTGGAAATTAAGCACACGTCGCAGTATTGGAGCGAGCTGCCGCGAACCTATTTCGAGCAAGTACATTGGTACCTAAGTATCCTTGGTTTACCTTTCGGCATAGTCGCGGCGGTCTGTGGAGGCCGGTATACAGAGTTCCAAGTGAACTATGACAGAGAACACGCGGACTACGTATTCGAGCGCGTAGAGGACTTCGAGCGGCTTGTAGTCACCGACACCGAACCCGACTACGACGGCAGCACTTCAACCTATGAGACCGTCCGTACACTCTCTCCAGGCATTACCGACGGAGAAACAGAGCTCGGACATCTTTGGGTTAACCTGGCTAACGCCAAGGAACGCTTCGACGAGGCGAACACGTTGTTCTCGTCGTTCAAGGCTGCCACCCTAGCGCAGATGAATGGCGGTAGGGTTGGCACTTACAACGGCCAGCCGGTCGTTAAGTTACAAGCACGAAGCGGAAAACCGTTTCTAACATTCAACTAGAAAGACACAGAACAAAAATGGCCTACTTCAACCTAAACGAATACCAGACCGTCCAAGACAGAATCGAAATCTTTAGACAGCTTTACCCGTCCGGCCGAATCGTTAACGAAATTGTCCTAATCAACGAGAAAGAGGTCGTAATGAAATCAAGCGTCTTTCTCAACATCGACGACGCTCAACCTGTCGCGGTCGACTTCGCTCAAGAGACCGTTGGCACTAAAGGCGTTAACTCTACGTCCTGGGTCGAGAACTGTTCGACAAGCGCGACGGGGCGGAGCCTGGCTCTACTAGCCGGTGGAATGTCTCCAAAGGGCAAGAAGCCTAGCCGGGAAGAAATGACAAAGGTCGAGCAGAACACGCCGAAGAACGAACGTGACTTTCTAAACGAGGCCAGAAGCCTGTCCACGGACGTCGCAGCTCTACGGGTAATCTATGCCGACGCGAAGAAAGCTAACGCCGACGTGAACGTCCTAAAGGCCATCGAGGGGTTTGCTGCGAAAGCTCAAGCCGTATAAAGTGAAAGGGTTCACCCGACACAGAACGAGTGAACCCCGCCGGAACCAAGCCGGCACCCGTCCACGAATACGGGCAAGCCCTATCTTACAGGCTTGCCAGAAAGAACACGCAGAATGAGTTTAGAAGCCGTATCGGCAGTACTGAAACACTCCAAGGCTAAAGGCGCTACCAAGTTAGTTCTCTTGGGTATCGCCTGGCATTACTCGGATAACCCGGAGCAAGGCTCTTGGCCGTCGCAGGAGACATTAGCGAAATACTCGAACACTTCAACCCGTCAAGTCCGCCGGGCTCTCGCGGAGCTCGTCGAGCTGGAAGAGTTGGAGTACCGTTCGCACGATGGCCGGGGGTATCGTCCAGACCGTCGAACATCTCGTTTCTTTATCCTTTTGGACTGTCCGGAGGCGTGCGATAAGTCTCTTGGACACAACGAGATAGCGGACATTTATGGTCGACCGATAGGACATTTACGGTCAACCGACCGGACATTTATGGTCGAACGACCGGACGCACACGTCCGCTTAAAAGTAATTAATAATTAAGTTAACTAAAAAGAATCACTAGATAGGAAAAAAATGCCAGTAATCAAAGTAAACGGAACCGTCTCACAGGTTACGAACGCTCAATACCAAATCGTCAAGTTCTGGGAGACTTACGACTTCAAGGGTCAAGAGCGTCACCGTATCTGGACAGCTTGGTTTAGCAACAATCTTCCGGCCGGACTCGCGGAGGGCGACTGGGTGGAACTCGAGGGAACTCTCTCTACCAAGGTCTCGACTTACACACCTAAAGACGCTGTCGAACCAAAGGCCATCGTCGAACATTCTCTAAACGATGTTGTTGTCTCGCAGGTTAAGCCGAAGAGCGTCTCTAACAGCGCTCCGGTTGTCTCGGAGGACACGCCTTTCTAATGCTGGAACTATTTATAGCGGGCGTACCGCGTCCACAAGGGTCTAAGAACGCTTATAGGCGTGGTACGCGCGTTGTAATGGTCGAAGCGAATAAACACTTGCCCGAATGGCGTCAAGCCTTGTACGAGGCTCTCAAGGCTTCGGCTTATAACTTCGATGGAGCCGTAACAGTCCAGGCAACTTTCTATCTACCAAGGCCAAAAACCAATAAGAGAATCCTGGCAACAACAAAACCCGATTTAGACAAGCTCCAGAGAGCCGTCGGTGACTGTCTCGTTAAAGCTGGAACGGTAATCGACGACAGCTACGTTATCGCCTGGAACGCGGCCAAGGCTTACGCGGACGACATCGAGCCAGGCGTCCGGTTGATAATCGAATCCTGCCAAGATTAAGCCGTTATAGACACGTTATAAAAATGTTTTGTTCCAACTTGACATTTATGGGCGGAGCCCGAACAATAGAACTACCACGCACTAACACACAGAAAGCACAGAAATGAAAACAACAGCAGTTCTACTCGCCTTCGCAATCTCCATAATCGCAATCGAGAACCTACCAAACGACCTGGCCAACGTTCTAGGTCTAGCACTAATCATCACGATGCTCGCCGTAGTAATCGGAGCACTCGTAACACTAGGCAAGGCCAGCCGCTAATGCTCGAAGACCTAATCAAGCAGGCACGCCACGACCACGCGCTCTACCGCCAAGCAGTCAAAGAAAACAAACCGCTCTCAGTAATTCTCTACTGGGCAAAAGAAAAACGCGAAAGCGAAGAAGCCGTAGCAAAAGCTACCAAATGGTCAAACAGCAAACTAATCGACGTAATCACGAACGGAGCAAACATCTAATGCCACACGCACGCCTAACCGACCCAATCACCTCACACGAAGCAGCTGAACGAGTCGACCCAGACAAACTCACACAGACACAAACAATCATTGTCAAACTACTCGCCGAAGGTATGACAGACGAAGAACTCGTAAACGCCTACCAGGCATACTGCCGAATGGCCGGAATCAAAAACATCTCATCACCGTCAGGTATCCGCTCACGCCGAAACGAGTTATACCGCGCTCGCCGCGTCGAAGCAATCGCCTACGGAAAAAGCACAAGTGGACGGAGGTCTATCGTATGGCAAACGTCCAAGTCTGTATAAACCTAACCTGTACCCGCGCGGCCATCTACCACCGGCGGACACTATGCCAACTCCACTACCGCAACCCCGCAGCAAGAGAACCAATAAGCGCCCGCAAACCAGTCGCACCTACAACCCTGTCAGAATGGGAATGGATTAAGAAAGAGCTAAAACTATGACAACTCCAATCGGCAACAACCTACAAACACTATTCGAGGACGTACGACAAACAGCCTATAAACGAGGCCACCTATCCGCCAGACTCGAACTACTCAAGGCAATCGAGACCATCGAAGTCGAACAACGAAGCGCACTCTACGCACTAACCGAAGTAATGAAACACCTAGAGGGCATACAAACTCCACACGAACCAAAAAAAGAAACACGCGGCCGAAAGAAGAAAATAAATGACTAAAGAAATGGCAAAGGCCATCGTCGACGCAACAGTCCACGGCATAAAAGAGGAACGGCTAAGAGTCGTTAATTTAATCAGGTATACGGCTAACAACGACGGCCACGAAAACCACTATCCAGAGGACTGTTGGTGCCACGACTGGCTAAACGTAGTAAGACTAATACTTGGAGAATCAAGTGAGTGAGTGGCACTCAAGTAACGCCTGGACAAAAGCCAGAGCCTACGCCAAAACAGTCCTAGAACCAATCTGCGCAACCTGTACCAAAGACCTACAAGGCGACGACTGGACAATCGACCACATAACACCACCACAAGGCGACGAACCAAACCACAACATCGACAACCTACAATCCCTATGCCGCGCCTGTAACAGCCGAAAGAAAGACCGGGTACTTCAACGCGTACCCTGGAAGAATCAACGTTTCAACTAACCCCCCGGCCACAACAACCGGGGTATCCCCTACACCACACCACCACGACACCACAAGGACACGATGAACAAACACAGAGCAACACGAGAACCAATCGAGTGGAACCGCTGGCGAATCTACCCAATCCGAACGGTAGCCCTCGCACTAATACACTTCACCCGAACAACAAAACAAAAACAAAACACAAAAAAACACAAC